GCTCAAGAAAATGGACTAGCTTTGCATACCTGTTCAATAGAAGGGTTTATTCCTAATTTAAGCGCAACTGAATTTGGAGCTTTACAACAATTAATTGGAAAAGCACTTATGGGTACAGTAAAATTAAATGCAAAAGCTTCAGGTGCTACTGTAGAACTACTTTTAGGTTGGGATAACATCTTAGGAGATACAACTACTGTTAGTAGTAGCCCTCACATAACTTCTAAGTTTGCATTATTTTTAGAGTCTATAGAATCTACTTCAGGTTCTGCAATGTCAGATGATGTTGGAGCTACAGTAAAACTTACTGCAGTTCAAGGAGAGCTTCCTAGACAAGTATCTGCGTCTTAATATATTAATATTGGGTGAAACTGAGGGAGTAGCCCTTTATTTTTTTATATTTGTAAAATCATTATACTTATAAGTTGTGGCTGAAAGAAAAAGAGACTCAAAGGGTAGGTTTGTTGCTAGCTCTACTGCTAGTACTATTAGTAAAAAAGCATCAGGTAGAATTAGGTTTGATATAGTTAACTTATCCCCTATGCCTGACATAAGAGAAAGGCAACATAATATTACCTCTAAAGAATACTATAGATTTGGAGAGGATAACTTATTTCCTCAATATCTTGCGGAGTTAAAAAGAAAATCTAGTACTCACAGAGCTATACTATCTCAAAAAGCAACTTACACAGCGGGTAGTAAAATAACTACTATAAACGCAAAATTACAAGACTACATTAAGGAGGTAAACCCTAGTGGGCAGTCTTTAAGAAATCTTTTTAGATTAGTTGTAGATGACTTTTACTCTTTTGGAAATGGTTACATAGAATTTGTTGAATACGAAGGTGGATGCAATATGTATCACATCGACTCAACTATGGTTCGTGTAGGTAAAAACATGGATTCAGTTTTTATAAACCCTGATTGGACTCACTACGATTTAGAAGACAAAGAGGTTAGAAAGATACCTATTTTTCCTAATTTTAAAAATGGAAGGTCTGTATTGATGTTTAAGGATTACGAAAGTGGATTTCAAAGATATGGTATTCCTGATTACATAGCTGCCGCAGAAAGTGGTTCTATAGAGATAGACTACTTAATACAAAAATATAATCGCTCTAAATTTGAAAATGGATTTATGCCTTCAGCTATTGTAGAAATAGAAGGTTCTATGAGTGATGATGAAGCTGAAGAATTAATATCTTTAGCTCAAGACAAACTTACAGGAGAGGGGAATAACGGTAAAATATTATTCCTTGTAAAAGATGGCGCAGGAGGCGGAGGTGCTAATGTTCAAATCTTGAAAGATGATAAAGACGGTAGTTTTATGGAGTATCAGGAACTTACTAGAAATAATATTGTTACAGCCCACAGATGGCAACCTGCTCTTTCAGGTATTGTTTCTAGTGGTAAGATGAATAACACAGGTAGTGAGATTAGAATATCTTACGATTTAGTTATGAGAACTGTTATTCAAGACACTATAGAGCAAGTGTTTAAGCCTATGAGAGACGCTATAGGTAAAGTCCTTTCTTTAGACGCTTCATCTTTAGAGGTTCAATTTGAGTCTCCAATAGGTTTCGCTGCTGACATTGATATAAAGCAAATAGCTGATATTAATGAGCTTAGGTCTTTAATAGGCTTAGAGGAAAGACCTGATTTAGAAGATGTTTATTTATCAAACGTAAACCCTAGTCAAGATGGCAAAGACTGATTACAGACAATATAAAAACTTAATTACCGCTGCTGAAGTTGTTTCTAAATCTATGAGCAACGCTAATATGGACACTACCATAATAGATGACAATATAGTACTCATAGCAGAATTAACTCACTTAAAACCCCACTTAGGAGACTTTTTTTGGGGAGAGTTAAGAAAGAAACACGATACTAACAGTTTAAGTGCCAACGAAACCACATTGCTAGAGAATTACATAATCCCTTGTTTAGCTTTTTACGTTAAGTATGAAGTTTTAAACGACATGCAATATAATACCACGTCTTCAGGAATTGTAACTAATGATGATGATTTTAGTGACCCTGTAGATGCTTTTGAGTTGTCTGTATTAAAAGAAGACACTTTTAGAAAAGCTGAAATACTTAGAAAGGATATGATGGAGTGGCTAGATGACGACGATAATGTTGGCGTTTATTCAGATTACGAAAGCGGGGATAATGACACACATTTAAACGGAGACAATGTAACTAGATTGGGCGGCATATTAGCTTACGGAAACAAGCGTAGTAGATATGACTCAAAAGAAAGAAGAATTAAAAAGGGATATTACGATTAATAAATAACTATGGCTACACCTAATTACACAGACCAAGCATCGGATTACAAAAGTAAGTTTTCAGCTCAAAGTCGAAGTAATGACTCTGCTGCTGTAAAAGGTACTGAACAATTCGATAGAGATAACTTACTGCATTTTATTGAAGATAAATTTAAGACTAACGTAAAAGGCGGTGTTAAATTAGAGAATATTCGAGCTTTTCTACATACTTTAGTAAAATCTGTAGAAATATTAAAAGACGACAAAACTTTCGGTTCTTTAGCTTCAAGTGCTTTTAGATTTGGAGCGGCAGCGGCTGATAGATGGTATTACGGTAGTGTCAGTTATGGTTGGAACTATTTTTCTTGGAGTACATTTGTTTCTACTAATCTTAGTTCTACTTCTGCGCCTAGCATTCCAGGAAGTAACGCTCATTTAGGAGTACACGTTCCTTTTGAGATTTTTGACACTAAAATATCAGGAACTGTTATGAATACTAGCCAAACGGGCAATGTAGATTTAGTAGCATTTTACACAGACCAAGATAATGGTTCTGATGTGTTTTTACAAAACGCTACTTTTATAGGGAAAGACACTGTAAATTGCGCTATAACTAGCACAGGTTACGATTTTTCTATTTCAGCGGCATCAGGCTCTAAAATACCTGCAGGTAAAAAGATATTTTTCTTTGTAAGAGGAACATCTTGGACAGGTGGTATTGATTTACTTAAACTGTCTTGGGGTATATCTTATAGCAAGCGTTCAACTAATTATTCCCCATCATAATATGGCTAAGAAAAAAGATTCTAGATTAGAAAGAGCGGGAGTTTCAGGTTATAACAAGCCAAAGAGAACCCCTAATCATCCAAAAAAATCTCACGTTGTTGTAGCTAAAGAGGGTGACAAAATAAAAACTATCCGTTTTGGAGAGCAAGGTGCTAGCACCGCAGGTAAACCAAAAAAGGGAGAGTCAGATAAAATGAAAGCTAAAAGAAAGTCGTTTAAAGCTAGGCACGCTAAAAATATTGCTAAAGGAAAAATGTCTGCTGCTTATTGGGCAGACAAAGTAAAGTGGTAAGTTATGAAAAAAAAGATAAAAGCTCCTGCAGGTCATCATTGGATGAAAAGTGGAAACAACTATAAATTAATGAAGCACTCAGGAAAGTTTGTTCCTCACAAAGGCGCTAGCTTAACTGCTGAATTTGAAGTTCAAACAAAACACAAAAATGGCAGTAAAAAAAAGTAATAAAAAAAAGAGTACAGTTAACAAGGCGGGTAACTACACTAAACCTACAATGAGAAAGCGTTTATTTGAAAAAATAAAAGCAGGTAGTAAAGGAGGTAGAGCAGGTCAGTGGTCTGCAAGAAAAGCTCAGATGTTAGCTAGAGAATATAAAAAAGCAGGAGGAGGGTACAAGTAATGGCTTTAAAGAAATCACAAAAAAGTTTAAAGAAGTGGACTAAACAAGATTGGGGTTACATTTCAAAAAAAGATGAAAAGAAGCCTAAATCTAAAAGAGGTAGATACCTACCTAAAAGCGTTAGAGACTCCCTTACACCTGCCCAAAAGGCTGCTGAGAATAGGAAAAAGAAAAAGGCTACAGCTAAAGGAAAACAAAACGCTGCTTACGGAAAAAAATTAGCTAAAAAAGTTAGGAGAGCAAAGTAAATAAACGCAGCTCTAAGGCTGCGTAGGTCTAAAGCGGTTAGCTTTAGAGATGTTCTTGAGATGCAAATATAAAACAAATTAATTGCCAATGCAAAAAAATATTACAAAAAAAGAAAGAGTTGCTGTTTTTAAATGAATAGGCTTAAACAAATATTAATTTACTCTGATGGAGAACCTAGCGAAATACTTATAGGTATTTGCCATATATTTTTATTGCCCGCAAC